TGCAATGGACATGCCATTACAGGCATACACCAGAGACAGATGACTGCTAGGATAAGTAAGTTTCTCATTTGAATACACTGAGTTCGATTGTTCTTTGACCAGTAGCAGTGGTGCCAGGACCACCAGCAGTAACAGTAGGAACTGATGTGTTAGAGAGAGTACCAGCAAGAGTTCCAGCACTACCACCTAATTGAGTAGTAGAGTTACTGTAAAGATTAGGAGCAGCAATAGTTCCATTAGCAGCAGACTGTGAAGTCACAATAGCATCAGCAGCAGTATAACTTTCTGAAAATGTAAATGCCTGACCAGCATTAGTAAGACTTGGTGTTGTATCTCCATATGCACCATTGTTACCAAGACCAAATGAATTATTACCAAGACCAAGTGCAGAGAACTGTATATTTGAACCACTGATAGAATATGATGCTCCAACCCTAGTTGATTGAACAGCAGCACCTTGGACCGTCAGTTGTACAGAGTCGGTAATTTTAGATGTGATTTCAGCAGCACTAGCAGGAATGGCGAAGAATAACGAAAGGACAAACAGTAGCCTTTTCATTGTTCTATTTAATTAGTCTACATGTATTTATCTCATATAATTTTTTAGAGAAATCCGAATAATGAATACGGTTTAACACATCTAACAATTTTTATATTTACTGTTAAATAATAACGTCAGATGCCTCGGGTCTGATTAAATTACTCGCTTACCAAGGAGATTAAAATGGTTACATACAACACGACAAACATTGATAAATTCCTTTCTGATATTGACAAGTATTCAATCGGTATGGATGAATGGCTTCAAAGGTTTTCTACGCTACATGAAACCAGTGGTAATTACCCGCCATACAATCTTGTAAAAGAATCTAGTGTCGAATTTAGATTAGAGATTGCACTTGCTGGTATTGCTAAAGAAGATATTGAAGTAAGTACTGAATGGAATAAACTTCATGTTGAATCTAAGAGTCAAGAATCTACAGATGTTGAATATATGCATCGTGGACTTGCTAGACGTGGCTTCAAGAGATCATGGACACTATCAGATGATATTGAAGTTTATGATACATCTGTTGAGAATGGTTTACTTACCATTAAACTTCGCAGGGTAATTCCTGACCACCAGAGGAAGAAGGTTTACACTCTTTGATTTCTACTATATAATATACAATAGAAGAGACTCCTAGCGGGTCTCTTTTTGTACGGAGTTTTTTATGAATCACTATGTAAATTTGTGCCCACCGTATTGTGAGACATCTGATACTTTAACAGTAGATATTCCTGCAGAGTATATGGATGATTTCCTACAGTTAGTTTATTCTCTCGCTAACGAGCAAAATATTTCTACTCGTAAAGCATTTACTGAGATGGTAACGTATACTTATTACAATTTAATGGAGAAAACTTATGAGCGTAAAAATCGCAAGAATGCAAAACGGGGAAGACGTAATAGCAGAGATTAAAGAAGTAAGAGCAACTGCTGATTCAGCAGTGCCAATTGCTTATGAGTTTGTGCAACCATACTCTATTCTGATTGAGAGACCATCTCAAGAGTATTCTTTCTTAGTTGAAGAGGGAGAGGTAGAACCTAGTGAAGAAATTGATTTGAAAGATGTGCAACTTCGTTTGTATCCATGGTCACCCTTGACAACTGGGCGTAGTATTGTTACAATTAACTCTGTAGTCTCGCTGTCAGATGCTCATCAAAATGTATTAGATGCGTATCATAAAACATTAAAAAAATATAAACCAGCAGCGATGAGTGTGTACTTTGATGAGATAGATGACCATGCCCGTGATTAAAATTATTGTCTTAAAATCAGACCCTTCTTTTCACTTGCTTGGGTCTGTGACTGAATTAGATGAAGAGCCATCCTTGTTAGTTGAAAATTGTTATAAAATTCTTGACTGTGCTGAGTTTGGAAATGACCCAGAGAATTTAGAAAAACGTGCTCACATATCGGAACCTAATCATGTTAAAATTTCTGCTAGGAAAATTGATGAGGGCGCTGCAGATAAAGATTGGTATGTTTACGAGTATGTAACATTAGAGAAGTATCCAAAATATACATTGCAGCGAGATTTATTCTTGACATCCACTGATGTCTTGACTATACTGGACCCAGCACCTACCCTGCTTACCCAGTATTCCCTTCAACTAACTATTGATGAGTAATTTCTATACAAACGTTTGTCTCCTGGGTGATGATATTCTCTATCGTGGATATGAGCGGGGGAATCCCGTGCAGTATCGAGAGAAGTCATCCCCTGTTATGTTTTTGGTGCCATCAGCACAAAATAAATCATCTAATTATAAAACTCTAGATGGTCGCTATGCCCACCGCAAACAATTTAGTGGCGCTAAAGAAGCACGTGATTTCATGAAACAGTATGAAAATGCTGCAGGCATGGAAGTGCATGGGTATGAGCGATTCGTATATCAGCATATCTCCCAAAAATTCTTAGGAGAAATTGATTACGACATGTCCAAAATGAAAATCTATACGATTGACATTGAGGTTGCATGTGAGAATGGATTCCCCGATGTTGAAGCATCAGCGGAAGAAATACTATGCATTACTATCAAAGACGTTACTAGTAAAAAAATTATTACTTGGGGCACTAGAGAATTCATTTCTCCTGCTGACATTGAATATCGAGTCTTCTGGACAGAGAGTGAAATGCTCACTGATTTTCATACTTGGTGGTGTAATAATACTCCAGATATTATTACAGGTTGGAATAATAATCTGTATGATATTCCATACATCTGTCGTCGTATTGAGAGAGTCCTAGGTGAGAAGTGGAAGAAGTCACTATCACCTTGGAATCGTGTGATTGACCGAGAGATTATGATTAGAGGTCGTAGGAATATTGCCTATGAGTTGACAGGGATTAGTATCTTAGATTACCTAGATCTATACAAGAAGTTTACTTACAGTAGTCAAGAGTCATATAGGTTAGACCATATTGCTATGGTTGAATTAGAAGATGCAAAGTTAGACCACTCACAGTTTGAAAATTTCAAAGATTTCTACACATCAGATTGGCAACGATTTGTTGAATATAATATTCATGACGTAAATCTCGTTGATAAACTAGAAGATAAACTTAAACTAATTGAGTTGGCAATTGCTATGGCATTTGATGCCAAGGTAAATTTTGAAGATGTGTATTCTCAGGTGCGTATGTGGGATACTCTCATTTATAATGACCTCACTACACGTAATATTGTAGTGCCCCCACGAGTAACGTCACAGAAAGACCAAACATATGCAGGTGCATATGTTAAAGAACCAATACCAGGCATATATGATTGGGTTGTTAGTTTTGACCTTAACTCTCTATACCCTCATCTTATTATGCAATACAACATTTCACCAGAGACTTTGGTTGAGAAGAGGCATCCTACTGCTACTGTGGATAAAATCCTCAATCAAGAGATAGATATAACTGGTGAATACTGTGTATGTGCTAATGGCGCCCAATACAGAAAGGACATACACGGATTTCTTCCCGAAATAATGCAAAGGATTTACGATGAAAGGACCATTTACAAAAAGAGAATGCTACACGCTAAGCAAAATCTCGAGCTTGCCACCACACCATCAGAAACCATGGTACTTCAAAGAGATATCGCAAGGTGCAACAACATCCAAATGGCACGAAAGATACAACTCAACTCAGCATATGGTGCCATCGGAAACCAATACTTTAGGTACTATAACCTGGCAAACGCAGAGGCGATTACACTCAGCGGTCAGGTCTCTATTCGGTGGATTGAGGATAAGATGAATGCTTATCTCAATAAGATTCTAAAAACTGATGGAAAAGACTATGTTATTGCTTCTGATACCGATTCCATTTATCTTAATATGGGTCCTTTTGTACACTCAATATTCAAAGACCGAGAGACGAGCGATGAGCGCATTGTTGGGTTCATTGACAAGGTGTGTAATGTGGAATTTGAAAAGTTTATTGAGAATTCTTACAAAGAATTGGCAACCTATGTAAATGCTTATGAGCAGAAGATGCAAATGAAGCGAGAGAATATTGCTAACAAAGGTATCTGGACTGCCAAGAAGCGTTATATTCTTAACGTATGGGATAGCGAAGGTGTGCGCTATGAAAAACCTAAACTTAAGATGATGGGAATTGAAGCAGTCAAGTCATCTACTCCAGGATCTTGCCGAGTTGCTATTAAGCAAGCACTACAAACTATCATGAATGGCACTGAGGAAGATGTGCAAAAGTATATCAAAACTTTTCGGAAAGAGTTTGAATTACTTCCTGTTGAAGAGATTGCTTTTCCTCGGGGATGTAATAACATTGCAAAAAATTCTCATCCAGCGACAATTTATGGTAAGGGTTGCCCCATGCATGTGAGGGGTGCGCTTTTGTATAATTTTTGGGTAAAGAAAAAGAAACTTTCTCACAAGTATCCTCTTATCCAGGAAGGTGAAAAAATTAAATACGTGATGCTTCACCAACCAAATCGTATTAATGAGAATGTAATCTCATTCTTTCAAACTCTTCCTACTGAATTTGGGCTTGACAAAAGCATCGATTATGACTTACAGTTTACCAAGAGTTTCCTAGATCCACTCAAAGCAATTCTTGATACGATTGGTTGGAAAGCAGAAAAAGTAAACACATTGGAGGCACTTTGGTCGTGAGTTTTTTAACGGATATTGTAAAGGAAATTGATAATGAATATGCTGGTTTGGTTTCTGATGGAGTGGCAGCAGGCGATACTTGTACTTTCATTGATACTGGGTCCTATATCTTTAATGCTTTGGTATCTGGATCTATCTTTGGTGGCATCCCGTCGAATAAAATTACAGCTATTGCTGGTGAGTCTTCGACTGGTAAGACTTTCTATTGCCTTGGCATTGTCAAGCATTTTCTTGAGACTGATACTGATGCGGGCGTAATTTATTTTGAGTCTGAGTCTGCTATTTCTAGACAAATGATTGAGTCTCGGAATATTGATTCTCGTCGTATGGTAATTGTGCCTGTCACTACAGTGCAGGAGTTTCGTACACAGGCAATTAAAATTCTTGATAAATATCTCAACCAACCTCAGGAAAAACGCAAACCAATGATGTTTGTGCTTGATTCTCTTGGTATGTTATCTACAAGTAAAGAAGTAGAGGATTCTGAGGCAGGCAAAGAGACACGAGATATGACTCGTGCTCAAGTGGTGAAGTCTATTTTTAGAGTGCTTACTCTCAAACTGGGTAAAGCAAACGTGCCTCTCATCGTTACCAATCATACTTACGATGTTGTAGGTGCATATATTCCTACAAAAGAAATGGGTGGAGGTAGTGGTTTAAAGTATGCTGCATCTCAAATTATCTACCTTTCTAAGAAGAAAGAAAAGAATGGCACTGAGGTTATTGGTAGTATTATTAAAGCAAAAACAGCAAAGTCACGTTTAACAAAGGAGAATAGCGAAGTTGAAACACGTCTTTTTTATGACGAGCGGGGATTGGATAAGTATTATGGATTACTGGAGTTGGGTGAGAAATACGGAGTATTCCAACGCAAGGGTAATCGGATTGTTGTTGGGGAATCTTCCATTTATCCTTCTGTTATTCTTACCGATCCTGAGAAGTATTTCACGCCCGAAGTGATGCAGGCGCTTGACGAGTGCGCTTCAAAGGAGTTTAAGTATGGAGCTTAAAGATTATATTAAAGTTTATGATGACGCTGTAGATAATAATTTTTGCTTAAATGCTATTAGGTTATTTGAGGAGTCTACTAAAGTTTATCCAATTAAATCTGCAGATAAGATACAATGTTCTGCTATGAATCTCACTAACGAAGCAGAGCAAAATAATAATAAAGAGTGTCAACTTTTACAGAATGCTATTCTGCAACCAATCATCGATACTGGCATACGTTACTATACTGAGACTCAATGTGAAAAATATTGGCCAAGTAAAAACGCTCTAGAGCAAATTAAGATGATTAAATACTCTGCCAAAGATGGTGATTACTTTGGACTTCATATGGATATAGGTGATGCAGAATCTTCCAAAAGATTCTTGGCATATCATATCTATCTTTCTGATGTTGACTCTGGAGGAGAATTAGAATTTGTTTTAGCAGGAGTAAAGATTGCACCTAAGAAGGGTAGAATTGTAATGCATCCATCAACATGGCAATATCCATCTCTTGAGCATAAACCTATTAGTCAAAATTTGTATAAACTAACCACTTATCTCCACTATCAATGAGTCTAAAGATTGAAGAAATTACCTTAAGTAAACTTATTCTTGATGAGGAATACTGTAGGAAAGTAATTCCATTTCTCAAGGATGAATACTTTGACATGCTTACTAATCGAGTATTATTTACTACGATTAATGACTATGTTTCTAAATTTGATGCAACTCCAGAACCTAATGCTCTAAAGATTGAGGTTGAAAATCGTAGAGATATCAGTGAGGAAGTGTATAAAGAGATTGAGACCTTTCTTGATAACCTAGATAGGCAGCAGTATAATGCTGACTGGTTAATTGATACCACAGAAAAGTGGTGTAAGGAGAGAGCAATTTATCTCGCCCTCATGGAGTCTGTCAAGATTGCCGATGGGCAAGACAAGACTCGCACCAAAGATGCCATACCATCCATCATGTCCGAAGCGTTGGGTGTTTGTTTTGATGACCACGTTGGTCATGATTATATTCAAGATTCTGAAGAACGTTATGAGTTTTACCACAGAAAAGAAGAAAAGGTCCCGTTTGACCTCGATTATTTCAACAAAATCACAAAAGGTGGTCTCCCTAATAAGACTCTCAACATCGCTCTTGCTGGCACAGGTGTCGGGAAAAGTCTTTTCATGTGCCACCATGCTAGTTCCTGCCTCTTGCAGGGGCGCAACGTACTCTACATTACACTTGAAATGGCAGAGGAGAAAATTGCTGAGCGAATTGATGCCAACCTCCTCGACATTCCAATACAAACTTTGAGTGACCCTCTCTTTACAAAAGAGAAATACAATTCTAAAATCTATTCTTTGCGACAAAAGACACAGGGCACTCTGGTAATTAAAGAATATCCTACTGCATCAGCACACGTTGGACATTTTAAATCACTTCTCAATGAGTTGTCTCTAAAGAAAGGATTTCATCCAGACATTATTTTTATTGACTACCTAAACATTTGTGCATCTGCACGATATAAAGGCACCATTGTAAATTCATACACATACGTTAAGGCAATCGCTGAAGAGTTACGTGGTCTTGCTGGTGAATATAATGTTCCGATTGTATCTGCTACGCAGACTACTCGATCGGGTTATGGAAATAGCGATGTAGAGCTTACGGATACCTCAGAATCTTTTGGTCTACCTGCTACTGCTGACCTTATGTTTGCACTCATCTCAACTGAAGACCTTGATAATATGGGACAAATTATGGTCAAACAATTGAAGAATAGATATAATGATCCTACAATGTATAAACGTTTCATTGTAGGTATTGACAGAGCAAAGATGAGGTTGTATGATTGCGACCAAAGCGCACAGGATGACATCATCGATGCTGGAGATATTCAATCATCTTCCTCAATAGCGTTTACCGAAACCAAAAAAACATTCGACGGATTTAAGATTTAACATGACTAACGACCCTAGATTTACTAATCAAGTTGAAGGTGGACTTGATGAAGAGATGGAAAAAATTAATAATGCTGCTCAAGAAAAATCTGAGCAAGAACGTAAACGTGCAGAAGAGCTTATTGATAACACACCTACGAATCTTGACGACCTTTTAGCTAATCCTGATTTGAGAGGGACTGCTAAGACTAAGCAACGAGCTGCTCAGAAAAAGAAAGAATCAGCAGATGCTAAGAAAGGTCCTGAAAAGTTTGAGATTGACCTCGACAAATATACAAAATTTGTTGATGAGGTCACGTCAAATGCAAGTAAAAACTTTGACGACTTACTCTCTCGTTATGCAGATTTGCATAGAGAAGGTTGCAATATCAATCGTCTTGATACTGCAGCATCTGGTTTAGTTGCAGAGGGCGGTGAGTTTATGGAGATTGTCAAAAAACTTAAATTCCAAGGCAAACCCTGGACTGAGGAAAACAAAGAACATCTTGTCAAAGAATTGGGTGATATTATGTGGTATGTTGCTCAAGCATCACTTGCTCTCGATGTAAGACTTGATGAAGTCATCTATATGAATACCTTGAAACTGGCAGCCAGATATCCTGATGGAATTTTCGATGTAGATTTTTCGGAAAATCGTTGTCCTGGTGATATTTGATTCTAAATAGAGGGGTAATCGCCCCTCTTTTTAATGGCAAGGACAATCAAAGAAGCATGGGAAGACTATAAAAGATTTTTTGCTGAGGGATTTGAAAAACCTTCACCAAAAGATATCAGTGTATATGATGGTGCAAAGAGCAAAACTAAAAGTGGCACTATCCGAAAGGGTGACCCAGTACATATCATGTCGCTTAAAAATATTGGGACATATGCACCAAGAGTAAAAGTCCAATATAATATTGATAAGATAGGATGGGTTACTACTGCAGACATTGGTAAACCCCAGAGGTCTGCTGCTGGAAAGATTACTGTTAAACTAAAACCGCAGGACTTTGATGGCATCGCTGGCATCAAGATGGATTTTAATACCTACTACAATAAAGTGCTGAAAGCAATAGATGCTAGAAGTGATTTGCCAATGGTAATAAAGGTTTATTTACGAGAGTTAACTGACTATTGTATGCATCATGGTCCAGCAGATAGGAAGACATTGGTAGACGCATATAGAGCATTAGCAGCAACAAAGTATATTGATACCATGAATGATATTGAGAAAGACTTCTCCGAAATTATTGCGCCACTGTGTGTGCTTGAGCGAGGTGGAAGCACATTAGCAGACTATGGAATGCCACATTTAAATAAAAATAATGGTATTGCATATATTCCAGTTGAAGGTAACTACGCCCTTATTGACTTCATCATTTATGATGACAAAGGAAGATCATATCAATTTTCAGTTAAGAAGATAAGTAAGACAACCAACGTAGTCAAACCACAAGATATAATTGAGTTACTTAATAAGGATGCAACCTCTCAATGGGTTAAAGATTATAAGAAGACATTTAACTTTAAACTATTAGAGGTGTTGGCAGATAACAATGTAAGAGTTGGGTCATTCAAAGCACTTAGACTGCTTGTGGGTAATGCAAGTACAAAGACACAGTTTCCTAGTGAAGTTATTATGGGTATTGATAGGATGCTTGGTAGTGGTGACGACCCAGATGAAACAGATGTTAACCTGGCATCTGATTTGTGGTTGAAATTAGCTGAGACATTTTATTCAGAGGGAATTAATTACTGGGAAACACCAAAGCATTCCAGCGGAAGGGTTGGACTGGCATCTCTTATTTGCCAAATTGCTATTGAGAAACTAAGTAAAGATAAAAAACTGATTAACTATGTTGATGTAATTAAGGAATTTGTTATGCGTGAAGTGGTATACTACAAGTTCGCTGCCACTGGAGGAATACCAAACTTCTATATGGAAAATCATCTCAAGAATAATATCCAGGTAGGAGATGTTTTTTATTTGAGATGCAAATCATCTATTGGAAATCCATATCGCGACAAGCTGGGGGTCCAACCATGAGACTGTCCACTCTGCCCACACTCTGCTCACACTCTGCCCTATAATACAGACATGGCAAAAAACACTCACCTAGAGCACCTAGAAGATGATATCTTCAACAGCGGATACACTGGTGCTACCAACGCAATCAATTTTCTCAAGTCTCTGAGGGACATGCTGACCACGGGTAGTGGTGGCAGCAGCACTAAGGTAACTGTCAAGTGGGATGGGGCACCTGCAATCATCTGCGGTGTTGACCCTGAGACTGGTTACTTTTTCGTCGGCACCAAATCTGTATTTGCTAAGACCGAGCCTAAAGTCTGCTATGCAGATGAAGATATTGACCTATGGTATACTGGACATCCAATTGCTCCTAAACTGAAGCAGTGTCTCAGACTGTTGCCGCAAACAGGTATCACTGGTGTGGTGCAAGGCGATCTCCTCTATACCTCCACCCCACCTAAGATGCAGATGGGTGGTAAAACTTGTTACAAATTCAAACCAAATACTATTACTTATTGCGTAGATGCTAATACTGACCTTGGGACGAAAGTGGGACAGTCTGACCTCGGTATTGTTTTCCACACTCGCTATCATGGTCAGATTCTACCTGAGATGAATGCATCTTTTGGCGTTGATGTATCTACCATGCAGAATAGTAAGAAAGTTGCGGTCTTCTCTGCAACTTTTGAGAATACGAATGGCGTTGCCAATCTATCTGTGGCAGAACAAACTCGCCTGAATAATAGTATCCGAATTGCTGAGACTAACCTCAAGACGGGTAGGAAGTTTCTAGATACTATTCAGCAGCAGACTGGCAACATGGCATTCACTGCTCTCTTTAAGATTTATTTCAACGAAGTAATTAAGGGGGGGCATATTCCAACTAACGCTGCTTCTATGGCACAGGGGTTTTGCAAGTTTGTCGATGCTCGTTATAAGGCAGAGATTGCTAAGAAGAAGACTCCTAAAGCACAAGGTGAATGGGAGACTCGTAGACGGGAAGCAATTGCTTACCTAAATAGTAACAAGTCTGTTATGTTTTCCGCACTTAGTGGATTTAAGAATCTGATTACTGCTAAAGAGCAGGTCATAAATAAACTGAAAAAAATTGATGGAGTCGGCACATTCTTGGAAGACGAGAATGGATACCGCGTCACGAGTCCAGAAGGATTTGTGGCTATCAAGGATGGCACTGCCATGAAACTTGTTGATAGACTGGAGTTTTCCAGAGCAAACTTTACCGTCGCTAAAGATTGGGGCAAATGAGATTTATCGAATTCCTGAGAGAAGCAGCCGCAACTGCCGCTAAGAAACCAAGCACTTCTTCTAAGGGCAAGTCAACTGCTGCAAATAAAAAACTAGAAGACAAGCATGTTGCTATTACTTTTGGTCGCTTCAATCCCCCTCATGCTGGTCATGGTAAGTTGCTTGATGCTGTTAAGGCGCATGGTGGTGACAGTGGTAACTATCGCATTTATCCCTCTAGGAGTCAGGACCACCAAAAGAATCCCTTGACTGCTGACCAGAAAGTTGGACATATGAGGAAGATGTTTCCTCATCATGACAAAGCAATTCAAAATAATGAAGCACATCGGAATATATTCGATGTTCTCCGTGATTTAAATGATGAGGGTCATGAGCATGTGACACTGGTTGTTGGTGATGACAGAGTAAAAGAATTCGAGAATCTTACTAACAAATATAATGGAGTCCATTATAACTACAAGAGTATCAATATTAAATCCGCTGGTGCTCGTGCAGATAACTCTGAAGATCCTATCGAGAATCTTTCTGCTAGTAAGATGAGAGCACATGCTCAGAGTGCAGACCATGATTCTTTCCATGCGGGTATGCCCAAAGGATATTCTAAGAAGCACAGTGCTAAACTGATGCAAGATGTGATTGCTGGTATGACTCCACCTCCACCTAAATCTAAAAAAGGTAAGAAGGCTGAGTCGGTGCATGAATCAGTTTGGGAGTATGCTCCTAAATTAGACTTTGATGCATTCCGCAATCATTACATGTTAGACCACATCTTTAAAGTTGGTGCACTTGTAGAGCATGATGATAGTGGTTTGCGTGGTAATGTTGTCCACCGTGGCACTAATTATGTAATCTTCCAGATGCCAGATGGCAATGAGCATCGGGCTTGGTTACAACATATTACTGAAGTATCACAGGAAGATAGAATGATGGGCGACCAGTCAAATTATTCTGCCGATGATGGTAGCGGTAATGATTGGAAGGTCGGAACTGATACATATAGAATGGCAGTCCAAGCAATGACGCCTGGACAAGCAGTTAAAAAATTCTCACAGTTTAATGCTGAAATTAGAAAACCTGCTAAAACTAAATAATACTATAAAGAACCATTTAGGGTAAATCGATGACGTTAGAAATTCTAGTATCTTCTGCTCTCATGGGGTATACCATGGAAGAGCAGACCAAGATTCTTAAAGCGATTGAGTCTGGTGCAAATTTACAAGGCAAAAGACTTAATGAGGGTCTTGATAAGGTAGTTGAAATCTTTGATTCTTGGGAGCCTATCATTGAAGGATACGCTGGATTCCCTATTGAGCGCGAAGCGATTCAAAAGAAGAAGAGACAAACACCTGATGACCGTAATATTGGTCGAGTAGTACAAGCAGGTGGGACTTCTTATGTGGTAACTGGTCGTAAGAGTGATGGTCGTTACATAGTCGTCGGTAAGGGTGGAGAAAAAACTGCCAAGGACCCTGCAGATATGGGACTGCAAGTTAAGGAGCATGTTGATATTGAAGATCTCCACCAGGCAATGCTTGAGAAGAAGATGGATGGAGTCGATGATAATGGATTTAGTTCCTGCTGGAAGGGATATAAAAAACGTGGCACTAAAATGAAGGGCGGCAAGGAAGTCAACAACTGTGTAAAGGCAGGATACGAAGCAGAAGGTGAAGAGATTAATGAAGTCTCTGCCGACCTAATGCTTAGAGCATCTAAGGCAGCAGATGTCAAGCGTGGTAAGTTGGCTGTTGCTGGTGATAAAGAGGGTGCTGCTGGCAAGGCTGCACAAGCCAAGAGATTTTATAATGCTCAGGCGAAGAAGAGACTTAATAGTTCTTACGAACCAGAAGGTCATCAAGTGGATGAAATCTACAAAGGTAAGCACGGGCAGTCTGAGAAAGAGTATCAAGACTCACGTTCCGATGGTGGTAAAATGGTTTCTGGAGATTCTAAGCGTAGTGGTGCTGCATACTCCTATCGTGGTGTCAAAAACAGTGGTCCTAATCCCGCAGGTGGATCTCAAAAACCTCAGGGTCAGGGTCGTATGACCAGCGGAGCACGTACTGATTTGCAATATCGTAAAGCAAATTTTGCAAAGCAAAGTGCAGATAAGAAAGCTGCATTATTGAATAATGAGTTTATAAATAAGCTATCTGCATCTGGTATTTTTACGGAAGCGGAAATTGAAAGAATTATGGAGGATATGGAATGATACCCCAAGGTGAAAAAAGTTATTTGAAAACTACCAAAAAAGGTAATGTAACTATCAATCCAAGAAAAGAGGACCTTATGTCTGAATCATTTCGGAGATTAATCCAAAACAATCTTCTTGACCTTAAAGAAGCAGCAAAGAAAAAAGATAAACAAACCAAAGCTAAGCGTTGGTGGGACGACGATGGCGACGGAATAGGATATGAGCCACATGAAGTAAAGAAAGAAGCATGTGACTCTACCGAAGCAAGCACAACTTCTCCTACATCCCAAGATGCCATGGATGCTAAAAAAGAAAAGATGAAGCAGAAAATGCTCCAACAAACTGAGCAGTTTGATGCACAACGCAACGGTAAACTCCCTACCTAGCCTATATAAGATAAGTCACTCGATTCAGAGGTATTATGGGAGCAGTTGTCGCTGTAGTAAAGCCACTTCTTCTGCAACTTGCCACAAGTCCTGCAGTTAAGAATCTGGTTATTTCTCTTCTTGAGAAGTATGTAAAGTCCACAGATAATAGTATTGATGATTTGCTTTTTGCATCCGTTAAAGAAGCACTCTTCAAACCACAACCATGATTACTTGTTTAGTAACAAACTGGGGAGTAACCGTTATTTTAGGGTTACTCCTTTCTTTGTCAGAGTGGATGGCAAAGACAAATAAAACACAAGCAAATGGAATACTAGACTTTGTACAGTTATTTCTAAAAAAGGTATTACATAAATAATACACAGGATATAAGTTAATGGAGTAAAAGATGTCGCTTTACGGAAGATCTGACACAGCAGCAAATAAAACTAAAGCAGAGAGAGTACGTGGTAATGGAGCTGGATCTGCCACTGAAACAATTGTTTTCTGTGATGGCACAGAAGCATCTCTTGCACAAAACAAGAAGCGTGGTATTACTGGACCTGGTTGGTGGTCGTATCGTACCTACACGGATGTCTCAGGAGCAACCCGCCATAAGGCAGAGCAACTGGCTTTCATTAGCAATCCTGACACTGTAGATACCGCTGACGATACTATTCTGGCAGACGTAGCATCTACAATCACTATTACTACACAACCAACAAACCAGACAACTGCTTCTGGCGGTGCTACATTTACTGTCGCTGCTACAGCTACTGTTGGGTCCGTTACCTTCCAGTGGCAGAAGAGAACAACGTCTGGCGGTAGATTCTCGAATGTCTCTGGTGCTACAAGTGCCTCACTTGTCCTCACTGGTCAGACTGCCGCGGCTACTGGTAATGAGTATCGTGTCAAACTGAATTCAACTGCTGGTGCTACTGAAGTAATCTCTGACGAAGTTACCCTTACATTCGGCACCTAATTATATGGTTAATTTGTAATGCATTTTGAATCTTTAAATGAAAAAAATTATTTGATGTTTGCTATTAAGCATTACGATAATCCACAATCGGTTACCGTTGATGATTTTATGGAGGACATGAAGAAGTTTAAATATCTCAAGAGACTTCTTAAAAGATATTTAAAAACTCGTGTCCTTCGAGTAAATTTAGTTATAAATCATTTGATTGTGTTGTTTAATGTTTTTGGTGAGGGCACTATTCCTTTATTGATGTACAAACTTGAAGAAGAATATTGGCCATTGATTAAGACTTTACTATTATATCTAGATAGATATCCTGAAATTGCAGGATGTTTAACAGAAACTCAAATAGATATTGAAGTAAACAATTTACTTAACAACATATGATTCATGAAGACGCCCCTACTAATTGTGTCGGATCTGGTGCTGAAACTTCGCTTCCACCAGCAGTAGAGCCTGGCGTCAAAAAACTGTCTCGTAGGAGACCTATGCAGCGTCGTCGTTACGCTATGTCCACTTCAGATATGTTAACGACTGAAGGGGCGCAAAAAGATACAAGTTTTCTCCCATTCCTTATCTCTTACGATGGGGCTGAGCAATACGTCCTCTATTCAAAATCTGAAGCACAAATTAAAATAGAGTTGCGTAAAATTTATCGTCCAGAGAATTTCAAAAAAATTGAAGTGAAGAGATTATATCCAAATGAGGTTATTCAATTTTATTGGAAAAAAAGACAACAGGCATTGAGGTCGGATTAATGGGACTTTTCGGCGCACAAAAATTTGATGTCTTGGAAGCTAAGTTTCAAATATATGAAGACCTTTCAAAGGAGATGCTCGATAAACTTGAGAGAGCAGTAGACAAAATAAGTGAAGGTAACCAGAATGTTGCACTTATACTAGAGCGGCATGAAAATAGATTAGAGCAAGTAGACAAAGCAGATGCTGCAATCATAGAATTAGTTAAAGCAATTAATATTAAACTAGATAAACTTGAAAAAAGAATTGACGAACTTTCTAGGTTTCGTTGGATTGCCACTGGCATGGGGTCTGCAGCACTTGTAGTAATTGGGTCTGCTCAATTTTTCGGATCTATATTGACACAACCGAATAAAACGAGTATGCTGTATCCAGCTGAAAAAGTTGAATGGACTATGTTGACGACAAATACATCAGACTCCTCAGCACCCGTCTAGAGAAGTATAAACATGTCAAGTCTGGTCTATATAACTTTCGATGTCCCTATTGTGGAGATTCAATAAAAAATAAAAACAAGGCTCGGGGATACTTCTTTCTTAAGAAATCAGAATATATTTACAAGTGTCACAATTGTGGCATAGGTAAGTCTCTTTCCAACTTCTTAAAAGATAATGCCGTAGACCTTCATGACCAATATATCATGGAGAAATATAGACATGGTATGACTGGCAAAGGTAGACACACACCAGACCCAGAATATCCGTCAGCAAAACCGTACTTTGCAGAAAAGGTAACAGACCTCATATCAATCTCTAACCTAAATAAAGGGCATCCAGCAAGAGACTATTTGGAGAGTAGACAGATTCCTTTGAGTAAACTATCCGAATTATATTACACAGATAAGTTTAAGCGTTGGGTGAATACTAAAGTCCCTAACACTTTTGAAAATCTTCAGAATGATAGACCTAGAATTATTATTCCTTTTATTGACAAAGATGGTAATTGGTTTGGTATACAAGGTAGGTCTTTATCTCCAACAACAAATTTAAGATACATAACTATTTTATTCAACCAAGACTCTCCCAAAATTTATGGACTCGATTCAATCAACACCGACCAAACGGTATACATCACTGAGGGACCGCTGGACTCACTCTTCATTTATAACTCAGTTGCGATGTGCGGAGCTGACCTTGATGTTAACAACTGGGGTATTGGTGATTCTGTGTGGATTTATGATAACGAACCAAGAAACAAACAAATCGTCCAACGTATTGCTAAAACCATACGACAAAACGATAAGGTAGTTATTTGGCCATCAAATATTAAAGAGAAAGATATTAATGACATGGTGCTTGCTGGACATGATATCAATAATGTGATACAATGCAACACCTACCAAGGATTAGAAGCACAAATTAAATTTACAAACTGGAAAAAAGTATGAGCGAGATTACTGTAGTAAAGCGTGATGGAAGTGTTGAGTTACTTAATCTTGACAAGTTGCATACAATGGTAGAACACGCTTGCATGGGTCTTGCAGGCGTTTCTGAATCTCAAGTAGAGATGAATGCCAATCTACAATTTTTTGATGGTATAAAGACAAGTGATATTCAAGAGATTTTGATTCGCTCTGCTAATGATTTGATTAGTCTTGAGACTCCAAACTATCAATACGTAGCAGCACGTTTGCTTTTGTTTGGTTTACGTAAGTCTGTATATGGGGACCACCCAGATTACCGCCCACTTTTATATCAGCATGTAGTTGAATGCTGTGAGGCTAAAGTATATGATAGAGCAATCTTAAATAAATATTCTGCTGAGGAATGGGATACTATCGATAGTTTTATCATTAATTCTCGTGACTATTTGTTTACCTACGCGGGACTTAGACAGGTTACTGACAAGTATCTTGTACAAGATAGAAGCACTGGCAAGGTTTACGAAACTCCACAGCAAATGTATATAATGATTGCAGCAACGCTATTCCGTGACTATCCTCCAGAAACTCGTCTTGCATATGTAAAAAAATACTATGACGCAATCAGCAACCACAAAATCAACATCCCAACCCCAGTCATGGCAGGAGTGCGAACGCCGCTTAGACAATTCGCTAGCTGTGTTCTTGTTGATGTTGATGACACCCTCGATAGTATCTTTAGTAGCGATATGGCTATTGGCAGATATGTTGCACAAAGGGCGGGCATCGGTATCAACGCAGGTCGCATCAGGGGCATCAACTCTAAGATTAGAGGTGGTGAAGTCCAGCACACTGGCGTTATACCGTTTCTCAAAAAGTTTGAAGCGACTGTCCGTTGCTGTACGCAAAATGGCATACGAGGCGGAAGCGCGACAGTCCACTTCCCAATCTGGCACCAAGAAATAGAAGACATTTTAGTATTAAAAAATAACAAAGGTACAGAGGATAACCGTGTTAGGAAACTTGATTACTCGATTCAACTTAGTAAACTCTTCTACGAACGATTCATCAAGAATGAATCAATGCATCTTTTCAGCCCTCATGATGTCCCTGGTCTTTTCGCCGCTTTTGGCACTCCTAATTTTGACGCTTTGTACACAAAATACGAAGCAGACCCAACCATCCCCAAGAAATCTATTAGTGCTCAGCAACTCATCTTGGATTTGTTAAAGGAAAGAGCAGAGACTGGTCGTATTTATCTCATGAATATTGACCACTGCAACTCTCATTCATCTTTCAAGGACAAAGTTTACATGAGTAACCTATGTCAGGAGATTACTCTACCTACAGACCCCATCAACCATATAGATGATGCTGATGGTGAGATTGCACTGTGTATTCTTTCAGCAATTAATGTTGGGAAACTTAAGTCATTAGATGAGATGGAAAATCTATGTGATTTATCTGTAAGAGGTCTTGAAGAATTAATCGATTATCAACAATATCCAGTTGCTGCAGCACGTCGTAGCACTATTGCAAGACGTTCTTTAGGTATAGGATTTATTGGTTTAGCACATTACCTAGCACGTCATGGAGAGCACTATGATGACCCTGGCGCATGGCAACTTGTCCATGACCTTACAGAAGCATTTCAATATTACCTTTTGAAATCTTCTAATCAAATCGCTAAAGAACGAGGAGCATGTCTTGGATTCAATCTCACAAAGTATTCTGATGGAATCCTTCCGATTGATACGTACAAAAAAGATGTTGATGAAATAGTAGCACCAAAATACAACTATGATTGGGAAACTCTACGTGCCGACATTAAGGCACATGGTTTACGACATTCAACACTGTCCGCACAGATGCCATCGGAGAGCAGTTCCGTTGTGTCAAATGCGACAAATGGAATTGAACCACCTCGCGGATACTTGTCCGTTAAGAAGTCGAAGAAGGGTCCTCTCAAGCAGATTGTTCCGCAGTATCAGTCTCTTAAGAACAATTACACGTTGCTCTGGGATATGTCTGGGTATTCTGGTTATATTAATATTGTTGCAGTTATGCAGAAGTTCTTTGATCAAGCGATTTCTGGAAACTGGTCCTTTAATCCAGAGCATTACGAAAACTCTGAGGTTCCTGTTAGTGTGATCGCAACTTACTTCCTCAATACATATAAGTATGGTTGGAAGACGAGCTACTATCAGAACACCTATGATGCTAA